GATCTCTTCAGATGGAGCCAATGGCCCGACCGAGTTTTCGGCAGCAATCATTGTCAATCGAGGTAATTCTGGATGAACTTCTGGTTCTGTTCCGAAGTACATGAGGTACTTAACGCCGACGACTGGAGAGCCAGAAGCAACATAAACTTTACGGCTCTTATACCATCCACCTACGTCACCTGAACCAGTTGGCTTTGTGTAGAAAGCCAAGTGCGGCTTGCTTACAACAGAATCAAAAGTCACAACTGCGTATGCACCAAAGCTAGCAACAGTCGCCGTTTCAGCAGCTCCATCAAAGAAGTACCAGTTGATCTTGTTGCCTTTGACCAAGTTCTTGAAGTACCAGCCTTCGCGGAATGAAGCATCTTGTGTGCCAGGAAAGCCATCAGCGTAAACAGCAGCAGTATTTTCAAAGATAGTAGTAATTTGCGTTGCAAGGTTTTCTTCGATTGCATCGAGTCTTGAGTCATGCGCAGCATCAGCGGCAATGGCTCTTGTCTCTTCTGCGTCGACTTCTGCTTGAACAGCAGCAATGGAGTTTGTGATTGTGGTTGCAAAGTTGGCGTCTCCACCAAGCGCATCAGAAAGCTCTTTCAAAGTGTCGAGCACTGCTGGAGCTGAGTTTACCAAGTCAGCGACTTTTTGATCGGCGTATGCTTGAGCAGAAGACAATGTGCTTGCATCGCCAGCGGCGCGATCAAGAAGTTCTTGAGCGAAAGACGCCTCAAGTGTATCCAGATCAGCTTGAGTTGGAGCAACAGCAGCAGACGCTACGGTCGCAGCGGTTGAATCGACATAGGACTTTGAGGTCAAATCAGAAGCATCAGCAGGAGCGCCAACATTAGTGATAATAATTCCACCGATGTCGAGCTTTCCGCTCACTTCCTTGAGTTCGGCAAGAGAACCAATCGACAACTTGCCGAGCTTGAGTTCCATGCTTTGTGATTCGACACGTTTTTGTTTCGTGCCATCCCAGTGAATCAACTGAAAATTCTGCGTGGCCATGTCTATTCCTCCTCAAATTTTACAAGAATTGTTAGGGTCGCTTTTTTTTCATATTTCTCGCACAACTTCTCAAACTTCCTGTTTGCAGATTGGTAGATGGTATCATCAAACTCTTCAAAGAAGGTTGCCAATTTCTGGTCATCTTTTATTGAGTCGACGGGTATTCCTTCAATGAATATTTTGCGCTTGTCTTCACTCATTTCATGCCTCTGCAATGATTTGCGGATCGATAAACAATGACGTTGCCTCGCCTGTGTGCGCTCCACTTGGTGGCTCTGCAAAGCCTATGCGGAAGATTGTTCCGGCTGTTGGAGCGACCAGTGAAATCTGACCGGGAACATCTCCAAGATATACCGGCTGACCTGCAACGGCTCCGAAGCCGACAAGGGCACCGGGAACTTCACCGAGCTTGTGGATCTTGCCATAGCCAAGGTTGGCAATCCCATCCTGAGTGATTCCTGCGAAATCAGCGATACCGATACCATCCGCATCGGCTGGAACAACAGAGTTGTCATCCACCCAAGCGACGGCCTTGAAGGGCATGATAAGAGCGCCGGATTTGTTGAAAACGACTTTTGTAAGACTCGACATTTCTTCCAACACCTCTTTGATAAATTCATATCCACCCAACAATATATCGCAATCTGAAAAACCGTCAGATGTCAGGCGCTCTGCTTCAATTGTAACAAGAGATCCCTTTGACGCTATCCTGAAGGGAGTCAAAGACAAGTGATCGTTTGGGCAATGAAGTGAGGTTCTCAGTACGGATATCAGGCGACCGTTGACTCTGACCATGAACTTAAAGTCACCCAAGGCGCTGACGTTGATATTGGCAATCTTGAGGGCCTTTGAATAACACTCATGGGCAATGATTGTCTTTCTCTCGCTATAGCTGAGCGTATCCGAGTGTTGAAGGTGAAAATCCTCACCCTCGCTTTCGGACGTGATGATCTTTCCCGCCCTGGAGCGCAAAAACCTGAAGCTGTCAGTTTCGTCATCAACCGTGATGAGCGGAATACCGCGCTCTGAGCCTAGAAAATTTTGCTGATCCCTGAACAGCGACGATTCGATATCCGACGCAAAGGCCGAAACCATCGTTGCCATAAGCCCGAACTTTACATCTCCGCCTTCAATGACAATTTCGCAAACAGGCTTAAAGTGCATCCTGGCAACGATAATCGTGTCTGAATCCATGCTGGGAACTGTTTTTATCGTATGCCCTGCAAGCTCGGAACGCTCGGTGATCTCATTTCCGGATGTTGTCTGATAATAGTTGACCTTTATTGACGCGCCGGTAGCTATCTCCGTGACAAGCAATGAGCTGAGAATTGAGTTACCGCGCACCTGAAGCGGAATCCTGTACGTTCCAGGCGAGCGCGTCTCAAGGCCAAACAGTGTTATTGACTGAAACTCGCCGAACTGAACGAGCGGCAAATTGATAATGCTCATCGCTTGCTCCAGACATAAAAAAAGGGAGGCGTTATGCCCCCCATCTTACTCGCTTGGGAGAACTCAAGCGAGGATGTCGATACCGATGACTGCTGAACGCTCTGCCGAGGTTCCTCCGCCAGCCAGTGCTTCACCAGCTTGCTTGTGGCCTGCGAAAGCGCAGCGTTGATAGCTGACAAGCTGCCAACGATCGTACTCTGCACGCGCATCAGGCTTGACCTGAACCTTGATTGGCGCTCTTTGGCCCATATAGAACCGCTTAGCGTTGACCAAGAGGCAGTAGGTGCGGTTGGTTGTCACGCCGTCGTAAACACCAGCGTCGTTGATGTCTTCGCGGATGAACTCGCTGACGATAACAGGCGAGCCGCGATAAACAGCCAGAGCGCCCTTGACGATAGTGGCATTGACGCCGAACTGCTCGATCGTTGTCACTTCTGGGATGTTCAGCATTTGGCTGTATCCGCTCGAGCCAACGAGGTAAACCAACTCAGCAGGGTTAACGCCATATTTGCTCATCTTCTTGCGCATTGCGTCCAAGCCGAGCTTGGTCAATCCGCCGCCTGCAAAGTCAACGCTTGAGCTTGCAGCCAAAGCGAGCTTACGGAGGCCCTTCCAAGCCTTGCGAGCATCAGCGGCAGAGGTCACGTCAGAGTCCATATGTGTAACAGAATCATCAGCTTCCAAAAGTGCGCGTTCGATCGCCCGAGCTTGGCTCTCAATTACTTCGGCTCGTGCAAGGGCCAAGATGCCTGGGGCGCTATCAGCGTCCAGTTCTTCTGGCAACAGGAAGTATTCGCTGAACTTTTTGGCCGACATGACAATCTTGTCAGTCCCAAAATTCGTGTCGGTTGCAGCAGCGCCTTCGCTGATCAGGCGAGCGGTTGTCACTTTGGTCTGAACAGGAAGTTCCCAAGTAGCCGAAGGCATCGACAGAGACTTGAAGAGGCCCTGAACCTTCTTGAGCAGCTCATATTCTTCGATGAAGTTTGCCGAGATGAGTGTGGGCACGAGTTCATCGCCCGCACCAACAACTGTCGAACCAAATGCCTTGAGGCGGCCTTTGAGGTCCACTTCACGAGCATAGTTGGAGTCGAACAGGTTCTTCACGCGGCCTGCAACGCCATCACGGTCGAGTTCAGCGCCGTGGAACATCTGAGCCAATGCGCGAGAAACGTCGAGGTCTTGCTTGAGGGCCAAAACAGCAGCTTTGGAGTTTTCGCTCACATGGGCAAAACGACGCTCAGCAACGTTTGTTTCCATCAGGCGGCTCAACGATGGAGCGCCGAATGCAGACATCAGACGAGCTTCATCCGACGTGCTTTTGGACTGTCCCAAAATACCAATCGACTTGGCCTTCTCCAGTTCAGTGATCTTAGAATCCAACTCAGACTTGATTTCTTCGAGCTTCTTATCATCCATGAAACATACCTTCCTTGAGGAATAGAACTAGGGTCTTGGCGTCTTGCCTCGACTCAAAATAACACAAATTGAAATTATTCTGCCAATGCCTTGAGGCGTTTTTGATACTCGGACACCATTGCGTCGATTTTTTGCTCCATTTCAGGCTTTGGTGCCGGTTGTGAACCAGCCATTGCTTCCATGGCCTTGAGGAGCATTTCCATCTTAGCATTAAGGCTACCAAGCATTTCAAGCTGAGACTGCATAATCATCAGCATTGGGTTCTCGTTGACCAATTCCTTGACGCCGCCCTCGCTGTCGCACCCTTCGCAAACGGATTTCTGCTCTTGCCTGCACATATCGTAAGCTATCGCAGCCGCTTGGTCCTGAGCATAGCCTTCTTCAATGAGTTTGGGAATTTTCTTGGAAACACACTCCTGCACCGCTGGGTCTTCTGCTTTTTGTTCTGACTTTGACTCAGCCTGAACATCCTTGCCGTTGAGAACCTCGAGTTCCTGAGCATCACACCCGAGAACATCAACACAAGCAGCGAGCATCGACTCGGAAACCGGAGTCACATTACCTGCCAGAACTTCACTCAGTTCACCTTCAGACAATCCCGCTTTGTCCATGAGCCTTTCGAGAAGTTCGGATTTCTCCGCGTCCATCTCGTCAACCAGTTTGTCCATGTGACCTTGAATGTACTGAGCGACCATCGCGCCCTTTGCCCTCAACACGTCCATACGGAAATCCTTCAGCGACTTATAGTTTGACAAAGAGAACGTGGAATCCGGCTGTGCAGGGATACTGACAATCGACAATTCTTGAAGTTCCCAATCCTTGATGAGCTTACCACCTGTCTGCGGATCAGTCTCAACCGTCTCATCTGCAAATCTGACAGAAAACGTGCAAAGCGTCCCATCCTTCACAAGTTCACGGATATAAGACACCTTCTCATGATCGACCCCCGACACTGCCGCTTTCACATAAAGACCGTCCTCCTTTGGAACGACCTCAACAACGCGACCGATGGGATAGTTCATGTCATGGTTGAAAAGCAGGATGGGGTTTTTCTTGTACCTGTCGAGCTTCACGGACATCGGGTCCATGCGCTCATTATAGGCATCCTTTGCGAAGTAGTTCGCATATCCTTCAATCACAACGTCGTTTTCGTTTGGTTTGGCTCCGAGAGCCTTGAAGCGATAGTTCATTATTTCTTCTCCACAAGTTCAAGGAGCTGTTGTCTTGTTGCTTCCGCATCCTGCGGGAAAATCGGGATCATCGTGCAACGGCAGTTGACGCAATCTTGTGCAGAGCCGCGTGGATCACGAGGATAACTCAGGCCGTTGCTGAAATCCTCGTCATGGTTCTTTGTCTCACCGTGAAGAACAACATGGTTTGCCGAGTCGGTTGGCTTTGTCCCACGCACGTCTTCATCCGCCATCGTAGCCCAAATCTTTTTAAGATCAGGAACGGCCTTTGCCACTGTACGCATCATTGACGCCTGACCCATTGAAATCGCCGTCAGTGTCTCGGTGCGGGCAATCCGCCGCGCTCTCTCTGCCGCCCTGTCCGTGAAGTAACCTTGGATGCCCTCAATCACCTGTGGGATTGTTTGGCCTTCTTTCAGCCCATCCAAGACCACTTGCATGACTTGCTTGGTGGTTGTCTCGTTGATTGAATCAAACGAAGCCTTGCCCCTGTCTCGCAGCAATTTGAGCCTATCCTCTTCGTCTATCAGAATCGCTGCCAAAATAGTCTCTCTCGATGGGGCGTCGATGACCGTTCCGGCTTGCATCCGATACCCTTCCTCAACGGTTGGGCCGAGGATCTTGTTGTATCGCTCAAGGTATTCTTTCTCGAGACGGGCAAGCTCCTCCTCAAGCATCTGCTTGAACCGCTCATCGTCTTCACTCTTTGCACGATAAACTTCGCTTGCAGACTTGATGGCAATCTTGGCTGAATCCGTAAAC